AACTGGTCTTCCAGCTCGTTGAAGAAGGACTGGAAGGGGTTCACGTTGGGCTCGTTCTCGTTCATTCGCATCGCTCCGCGTCGTTGTCTTCTGCGCATTCGGCACACAGGCCGGTTTCTACGTCGTACATGTTGAAAAGCCCTACGGACTCATGGTTTTGGCACCATTCGCAGTCCTCGATTACTTCGAAGTCGTCGTACAAGGGCTCACCGCACCACGTAGGCCACGGGAACCTCTTCGAGGCTGCGGTACGTCGTGACGTACGCCTCGATCTCCTTCTCGATCACGGGCTCAGCCGGGTCGTAGGTGTAGCCCTTACAGCAACCGCATCCGGAGTCCGGGATGACGACGGGGATGTCTCCGTACTCGTCCAGGTGCTTCTTAGCGTCGGCAATCAACTCGGTCAGCTTCATTCGTTCTCCTAGTGCTTGCTGTCTTCCAGTTCCAGGACGGAACCCCAAGAGCGCTCGCCGATCTCGCCATCCGCGGGGACCAACAGGCCCTTGAAGACGAACTCCATGATTCGGGCCGCCTTCTCGGTCAGCTCCTTCGCCTTGTCCTTCGGGAAGGAGAAGACAATCTCGTCGTGGATCGGCAGCCGCATGTACGGCGTGAATCCCGCCCGGTCCAGCTCGATAAGCGCTCGGGCCGTGATGTCCCGCGCAGAACTTTGGATGTAGTAGTTGAGGGCCGCATAGGCACGGTCACGGTCAACAGGGAGACGCCGGCCGGTCGCGGTGTAGACGTAACCGGTACGCCGCGCTTCCTTCTGTAGCTTCTCCGAGAAAGCCTTGACTCCGACGTACGTATCCCAGAACGCCTTAACTGCTCGCTTGGCGTCGGACTCTTCAATGCCCCACTGAGAAGAGACAGCACCCCAGCCACCACCGAAACAGACGGTGAAGTTAGTGCCCTTACCCGCCTTTCGCTTGGGATGCTTGTCAGCTCCCTCGGGCATAGGCCCGAATGCAGCGATGGCAGTCAGGTTGTGCAGGTCTTCGTCTCGGCGGAATGCGTCAAGCATGATCGGATCACCGGAGGCCGCAGCCATTACGCGCAGTTCCATGTTCCCGAAGTCGATCGACACGGAAACATGGCCTTCCTCCGCGAGGAAGCAGTGCCGTACGTAGCCGTCCCCTGCGGGGAACGTCTGGGCCGGGATAGAGCCGGTAATACTCATCCTTGCGGTTCGTGCCAGGAGCGAATTTATTCCCGCATGTACCCGACCCTGACTGTCCCGACCGTTAAGTGCGTTCTCGAACCACGTCTTTCTCCACTTCTGAGCCTTGGTTGCTTTCTTGACTGCTTCGGCAAGCGGGTGGTCGATGGAGTCGAGAACTTCGGCATCCATCGCCAGGTTGCCCTTTTTGGTCTTCTTCGTCAGCCTGAAGCCGAGCTTCTGGAAGGCGTCGATGAGCTGCTGACTGGAGTTGACGTTCACAACCCACTGCTTAGCGAACTCAACCCACTTGACTTCCTCCGCATACAGCTCATTGACACGCTTCTTGGCGTACGCCTCGTCAACCAGGTATCCAGTGCGCTCCAGCTTCGCCGTAACGTGGGCCAGACGGTGTTCCCAGCCGATCAGACCCCGCTTCTTTGAGCGGGCCGGCACCATGGCGTACAGGATGTGGAAGAGCCGGAAAGCAATGACCGGGTCCATGCCCGCGTACAGAAGGAATTCGAGGTCGAACGTCTTGACGATCGGCCAGATGTCTTCCTTCTTGACCTTGTATCGCTTGGCTATCTCCCGCATCGAGCCCTTGACCTCTTCGGCCAACTTGAGGTCGATGTAATGCTTCGTCAGCTCTTCGAGTTTGAGGCCGGGGCCGCCTTCCTTGACGGCCCGAGGGTCGACCAGGTGGGCGAGGATCTTGGTGTCGAGCAGCTTGGGCGCGATCTCTTCCAGGGGGATGCCGAGGCAGGCTTCGAACACGTGCTGGTCGAAGGTGCCGTTGTGGGCTATCAGCACCTTCGCCCTGCGTACGGCCCAGATGGCAGCCGCTACGAACTCGGGGTTGTACTCGACGGGGAGCACCCAGGATTCGTGTGCGTTGCCGAACTGGACGTGCCGCACCCGGAAGCCTCGGTCGGCATCCCACCAGTTGAGGCCCGTGGTTTCGGTGTCCCAGCCAAGAGCCGGGTTGGCTTCCACGAAGTCGATGAAGCGGTCAAGGTCCCAAGCCGTCTCACAGACGTTGATCTGTACTGTCTGACGCTTGATCGTGTAAGAGAGTTTGAGCATCGGGACCTTTCCGCCTCTACAGGCGCAGCGACATAAGCACGTAGGTGAGGACCGAACCGGCAGCGACGCCGAGAATGAATGAGATGAAAGCCGTAGCGACCATCAGTCCCCCGTGTGGAATTCGAGGGCCGCGGAGAGGTCGAAGTAGAGCGTTGCGGCGGCTCCGAGGCTGATGTGAACCTGTTCGGTGCTGGAGTAGCCGTCAGAGCGGAATGTCGCCGTTACGGTGACGGTTTCCTCGCCCTTGCTGTTCACTGTGGGCCGCGCGCCGGCCTCCTCGAAGAGGACCGCTCGATTGCGCTCAAGACCCATTGGAAACCGCCTCGTACGTCACGGAAACGAGGTCGTCTTCGTAGGCGTCGGGGTAGTCGAGCCAGTTGTTCACGTCCTCGTCCAGCTTGGCCATGGCCTCGATGGAATGGGCGTGCTCTCCGTAGTTCTCGGCGTCGGGCTCGTACTCGAAGACGACGGTCACGCGGATGATGTCTGCCATTACTTCACTCCAAAGGAACGGACGATGATGCGGGCGATGAGGTAGCCGACTACGAATCCGGCAACGTGCTGTAGGAAGTCGCTCACTGCTGCATGTTCTTTCGGGCGGCGCGGAGAAGGACGCTGAGCAGTAGGCCGGCCCCTACGACCAGTCCCACTAGAAAGACGGAGAGCAGATCCGCGGAGTCATACATTCGAGGGCTCCTTGCACACGTGGTCACGGGCTGCCTTTACGAGGTCAGCCAGGGAGACTTGGTTTTCTTCACAGCAGGCACAGCCGCCAGCGGCGATGTCTTCGCCGCAGAGAAGGCAGGAGACTTCGACTCCGCCGTTATCCCAGCCGTAGACGAGAACGTTGCTGAGAATGGTCAACGGTGCATCAGACACCGGGCGGGCGTCTCGGCTGCCTTGGCGTACTTCCAGAGGCCACAGGGCGCTTGGAACCAGGCGTACTGGCTCAGTCCCAGGGCGAGCACCAGGAGCATGGCGGCGAATAGCTTCACGGGGCGACCCTTCCGTGCTTGTCGAATGCGGCTGCGGTGTACGGCATGAGGTCCCGAAGGTGGTTTTCCATCTGGTCGGCAACCATCTGGATTTCGAGCTGGGGACCAGAGGGGAAGCGGGCGTTGTCTCGCTTCGTGCGGAGGCTCAGGAAGTGCATGAGGCTCCGTGCGTTGCAGGTGGCGTAGAACGACGTGTAGATGTTCACGGGGAGCACCATGCGGGCGACTTCACGCGCCACTTCGAGATCCAGCAGCCGCTTGTACGTGCCGTACGCCTCGGTGCTGATCCGCTTCAGGTCACCGCTTACGGCCATCCATTGCTTGTAGGTGCCGAGAGAGAATTCGTAGGCACCAGGCTTTCCGGTCTGCCGCAGGGGCCGACCGTCTGCCGGGACGTAGAAAACGCCCTGCAACTCCTTGTAGCGCCCTGATTCCTCGTTATAGCTCCAACCAGCCCTATGCCTGAAGAATTCACGGGCAACGAAGATCGGGGCTTCCACGTAGAACGTGAACGAGTTGTGCTCGAAAGGGCTGCCGTGACGGTCACGCATCAGGTAGTTGATGAGCGGCTCGACGGGCTTGTTTAGGTCGAGTCCGTCAGCGCCGAGGGTGGACACTCGGGCCGCCATCGTCACATCGAAATCCTTGGCGTCGGCCTTCATCAGGTCGACGTACATGTCACTGCGGAAGGTGACCTCAGTCATGGTTCTCCGGGGAAGAGAGGGGGCCAGGCTGGAAACCCAGCCCCCTCGAAACAACTTTTAGGGGAAGAGAAAAGGCGCTACTTGGCCTTGAAGCTGCCGTCCTTCTGTCGCCACAGCGGCTCGCACTGGTCGCTCTTCTCGCGCGCCTGACAGAAGAGGGCCGCCCATGTGCCCTTCTCGACCAGCTTCCGGCCGTGCTGACAGTCGTCGTCGGCGGGACCGTCCGACCCCTTGTTCACGACTCGGCCGTTCTCGAACTTCTTCGGGGCGCTACCGCCCGCCTTCGCGGCGGGGGTGTTCAACTCCGTGTTGAAAGCCTGGATCTTGGATGCCCGCTCCAGTAGGCCCTTCAGCGAGGTGCCCTCGTTCTCCAGCAACTCGGCCATCTCGGACACGGAACCGGCCCGCAGGACCAGAAGCGACGCGTCGTAGCCGCTGCCTCCCTTGAAGGACAGGGTGACGTTCTCGGGGGCAGCAGTGGCGGTAGCGGCAGGAGTGGTCATAGGCGTCTCCGGTGAAGTGGTGGTGTCTGTGGGGGCCGGCGGCTCGTCCCACGGGGATCGATCGTCGAAAGGATCGGGATAGCTCAACTCGTGTTCCTCTCTCTTCCCTCTGTCTTCATTTTCCCTCGAAACAACCCCTCTAAGCAACTTTTGAGGCAGTGAAAGGGGTCACATTCGCTAGATAGGGCACGCGCCAGAGGCGCAGATTTCGTCGTACGAGGTGTCAGAAACCTCTATCCCGAGAGCAGTTGCCTGCCTGCGGTATTCCTCTTCCGTAATGCGCTCGTACGGAGCCTGGGCACGGCTCAGCTCGGGGAAGATCGTGCTTCCCTTCAGCTCGGGCATGTAGTCCAGCAGGACACCCATCACGTCCTCCTGGTCGTACTTGGACGGGTCGACGGAGGCCGTGTAAGACACCGCCTGGTCCGCCCATACGCGCTGGTAGAGCGCCTGTACCGAGAGCATCTGCTCAAGGGTGAGCTGCCCCGCATGCTCGACGTAGGACGGGTCCAAGACCTGATCCACCAACGGGTCCTTCGTCGGGATGGTGACGACCATGGTGTTCGCCGCATAGATGCACGGCTCCACCTGATAGCCCTTCTGCCTGTACTCCTCCACCTTCTTTGCCTCCTCGGGCTCCAGCATGGAGAACCGAATACGGCGGTTGAAGAACGTCGCGAACGGTGCGTGAATGCCCTCACCCGACGCGCCGGCCACCTTCGAAGTGGTCCCTGTGGGGGCGACCACCCGTGACTTGATCGGGGCCGGAATCCGCATGATGTTGGCGTACTCACGCGCCGCATCGTCCACGACTTCCGCGAACCAGCGAAGGTCCGTCTCTACGCTGAAGTCGTCAGCGGCCTCCGAGTACTTGATTCCCTGCTTCGCCAGGAAATCGGCGAAGCCCAAGTGCCCCACGCCGATGCGCCGGTACCGCGCGATGGCTGCCGCGGATTTGGGGTCCTCCACCGGAGCACACGTGGCACGGATCAGGTACCTGGTGATGAGCCGGTGGGCTTGCTCCAGGCCCCCGTGATCGACCAGGCCGGACCGGTCCACGAAGGCACCCAGGTTGACCGAGCCGAGGTTGCACGGCTCCCACGGGGTCAGGGTTGCTTCGCCACACGGGTTGGTCGTGAAGGTGCCGTCGACCTCACCCACTGCGGTCAGGCTGCTGTTCCAGAAACCGGGCTCGCCGTTGGAGAGTGCGCCTTCGGCAAGGTGCGCGAGTACCTGAGTGGCCTTGTAGTCACCTGCCTTCGCCTTCTCGATGAAGTCGTTGTCGATCTCGACACTGATGTTGGTGGTCCAGTGCTGAGTCATGTCGGCCTTGGACGCCAGGAACAGTTCGATCTGTCCGTCAGCCCAATGCATGATCGACATTCGCGCCGACCGGCGAACACCACCCGACACGATGCATCTGGCGATCTCGTGATCGATCGACATTGCGTCCATGCCCGACAGCGGCCAGCCCGCCGCGTCGTTGAGGATCTTCCCGACGTTGATCAGCAGCTCGGCGAACGGCTGGGGGCCGCTCGCAGTGCCACCGAACGACTTCAGGGGGGCACCCTTCTGCCGGACTCGGGACACGTCGTACACGCGGTTCTCGTGCTGCACGTCGGTGCGGTGCGCGGTCCGGATCAGGTCGGACAGCGCGTCTGCCCATCCCTGCCGGGAGTCCTCGACCGCGTAGGCACCAGCCCACGTGTAGGCGTACTCGGTGGAGATCAGACCGGCTTCCACCATGTCGAGGTAATCGGGGTGCGAGGGGTCACACACGATGTGGACGCGCAGAGCGTTTTCGACGGTCGGGAAGTCATGCAGGTAGCGGTTCGAGTAGTTGGACCCGACACCGCCTCCTTCAGCGAGGCGGAGCAGAGTGAATGAGAAGTGCTCCTCGGGCTTGCTGGCATCCCAGCCAGCGGCCCAACAGTTGTTCAACGCGTAGTCGTTTACGCCGCTCGACTTCAGGTGCCGGCCTGCGGGCAGCAGCTTGAAGTTCTCGATCAGCTCGACCAGGGCGTCACGCTCGCCCGCCTCGATGTAGCGGGGGGCGACCAGGGCCAGGTTCCCGTCCACTACGCGGCGAACGGTCTCGGGCCAGGTCTCCAGGCTGCCGTCAGGCTTCTCGCGTCGGTAGGTGCGCTCGTAGACGGTCTGGGCGGTCTCAGTAGGAAACGTCATGCGTGCCTTTCAGAAGGAGAGGTTGTGTCGGTGCTTCGCGGCCTGGGCCTCGTACAGGACGCTGGTCAGGCCGTTGAGGTCGGCGGGGGTGAGGTTGAATTCCGCGGTGCCCTCCTCGGTGGCCACCAGGACGTAGGTCAGGCTCTCGGGCCCGTCGTCGTAGACGACCGTGATCTCTACGTTGGCTTCGGCGTAGTGCTTGCGGGTCTCGATCATGCGGCGGCCTTTCCGGTGCGCAGGTGGCTGTTCATGGCGATGGCAAGGGCGTCCACGGCGCGGTACGACATCTTGCGTTCGGCGTCGTCCTTGGGAGGCAGGCCGTAAATGAAGATCCGCGTGAGAACGTCTCGGTAGCGGTCGGTCAGCTTGCGCATGGAGGCGGAGGCGTCCAGCCGGGCCGACATGATGTTGTCGGTGATCCGGCACTTGGTCAGGTCGTCCTTCTTACCGATGAGGGATGAGACTTCCTCGTCGGTGTAGATGAACGTGCGGAGCGCGTTACGGGCCTCTTCGGGCGTGTAGTAGTACTGCCCGTCCATGAGGTCCCGCTGATTCTGTTCCTTGGACGCGAACTGCTTGGCGACTCGCCAGGCCACCTTCCGAAGGAACTCGTCGTCGTCCTGGCGCTGGGCGATGTAAGACGCCTGCTCGACCATGTGGACCAAGATTTCCTGCTGGACATCTTCGGCTTCAACGACCGGCCACTTCAGCGCCATTTCCTTGGCGACCTTCTGTGCGATGTCGTTGATGTGGTCCCAGTTGAGGTCAGTCACTTACGCCGCCTTCGCAAACTTGCCGTTGTTCCCGCGCTTGATCTCGCCGAATCGCTCGCCCTCGACCACGAACGAGCCGTCATCCTCGACCGGGATTGCGTGAGGGGTGGCGGCGTACTTTCCGGCGTAGAAGAGGCCGAAGCCTCTCTGCCAGTTGGCCGGACCGTTCTTGAGGTATCCGGCCTTCCTCACGTCCATGAGGTGTCCGACCTCGAAGCCGTAGATCGTCTTCAGCTTTCCTCCGAATCCGTGGGACTCAGGGGAAACGGCCAGCCGGTGAGTGTGGCCCATGACCAGGGACACGCCTGCCTTCTTTGCCTTCATCGCCGCGGTGCGTCCGGCGACCTGGTTCAGGCCGGGCGACTCGTGCCCGTGGATGGCCACCCAGCCGGGGGCGAAGGGGTAGTACGGCTCCACCAGCTCGGCCCCGAAGCCGTCGAAGTCCAGCAGGCTTTCGAAGCGGTAGTGGACGTCGTCAGCGGCCAGGGCGGGGGCGTTCTTCTCCAGGTACTTTTCCGGCCGCTCGTCGTGGTTGCCCTTGAGGATCTTCAGCGGGCCGTCGTACACGGCACGGAGCGGTGCCATGAAGTTGACCTTGGCGTACTCGGAGTCTCGGATGACTCCCCCGGCGAATTCGTACCGGGTGCCGGCCGTCCATCGGGACGGGGCCGGGTAGTCGACCAGGTCTCCGATCTGGATTACCTCGTCGGGCTTGTAGTCGCCGATGAAGTTGATGATGTTGCGCACGGCGCGCTTGTCCTCGTAAGGCATCTGCGTGTCAGAGATGACGACTATTCGCTTCACTGGCTTTCCTCCGCCTCAAGCTGCTTGATTTCGTAGTCGACGTACCAGCGGGCCTTTTTCAGGTCCTCGACCGTGCGGCCCTTGAAGTCGGCACGGAACAGGTACTTGAGTGCGTTGCCTCGGACGAATCCGAAGTTCTTGGTGATGTCGATGACTTCGAGTCCGCCCGGAAGCCACGTGTAGTGAGCCGGATGGTTCACCGCATCGTTTTCCCCCGAAGCAACTTCTTGGGCGGAAGAAAGGTCAGCCGTGGCCAACAGGAACTCGCTTTCGTGGATCAGCTCTTGGTCGGTGAAGCAGAGGCTTCCGCCTCCGTCGAACCTGACCTCGTACGGGTAGGGCATGGCCTCGTCGGCGTAGAGGCTGGAGACGGTTCCTACGTGGTTGGCGTAGATGCCGGCCGCCAAGCCTCCGGGGGTGGTCTCACCCTTCGGGGCGGCTACGACGACCCTGTCTCCCACCTTGAAGCGCAGGCTCACGCGGTTGCCTCCTCCAGCTCGTCATCCCGGAACCACGCTCCGAGCTGCCATTCGTCGTCGTCCAGGAGGACGGAGGTGGCCTCGAACCAGTCGGCGTAGTTCGCGGCCTGGATGGTGCCGAGCCAGCCGCCCAACTCCTCGATCCCGTCCTTGACTCGGACTCGCGTTCCCGGCTCCCACTTGCTCTTCACAGGCCCAGCCTCTTCCGGTACTCGCTCACACCATGGGTGTGAATGAATGAATTGATGTCGTGCCCGTCCCCGAGGACGATGACCTTGCCGTTGGGCATTTCCGCAGCGCGCTTGTCTGCTGCGGCGATTCCCGGTTCGTCGTCGTCGGCGATGATGAACACCGCGTCGAATCCCACGAAGGCAGGGTCGAAGTACGGCAGCCACGCGGAGGTGCCTTGGGTGCCAGCACAGGGAACGTCAGCCAGCTCGGACGCTGCGGCGTCGAACTCGCCCTCGCTCAGAGCGATGTATGGCGTCGGCTTGATCAGCGCCGCCGTGTTGTAGAGGCGCGGATGGTCGCCAGGGAGGCTCCGATACTTCCCGTGCCCCTGGTGGTGCTCCTTGCGGGTCGGGGCGTAGTACTGGCCGTTCTCGTCCTTCACGCACTCGTCGGCGATGCACCGGTAGCGGATGGTGGCTACCGCGTGCTCTCCGCCTGCGGGCCGGAAGTAGGGAATGGCCAGCATCCCCGTCATCCGCTCGTCACCAGTTCTCGCCGAACCGACGTACCCGATCCCGAACCGGCTCGCCGCTTGCCCCAAACCGCGGGCGTTCATGTACGCCTCGGCCGGGCTCCCCTCGTACTGACTGAAGTACTCCTTGGCCGCCTCCACTGAATCGGCCATCTGCAAATTCCTGGGCCTGCTTGAAGCCACAGCCTTCCTCTCGCATGATCACGTCCAAGCTGTCTTCTCTGACATCACAGGCGAAGCAGCTCCAGCGCTGCTTGTCCGTGCTGACGGAAGCGCTCGGATTGGATTCGTTGTGCGCCGGGAGCGGGCACAGAATCTTTTGCCAGCCGCCACGGGGCTGGACTTGCACTCCGTAGTAGTGGTTCAGGACTTCACTGATCGGAGGCTTCTCGGGGCTGGCCACTAGAGACCTTTCGAATGGTCACGGGGAAGTCGTACCTGCGGTAGGAGTCCAGGTACGTCTTGCGGCCCCCACGCCATTCACGGGCGTCAACCTTGGTTCCGTTGTTGGGCATTACGAGTCCTTGTCATACGTGTACCTGGGGCCCAGGACTTTCCAGGCCGGGTAGTTTTCGAGGTAGTCAGCGGCTCGTCTGAGCACTTCGGGCCTGTCTCGTGCCCCTCTGGCGAGCAACTGTCCGTTGCATCGCTGACAGAGGAGTCCTCGAATGGCCTCGGTTTTGTGGCAGTGGTCTACGGCGAGGTTTGTGCGGCGGGTTTCCTGGCAGATCGCGCAGCGTCCGCCTTGCGCCTCGAAGAGGGTTTGGTATTCCTCGTTCGTGAGGCTGTAGGTGGCCTGTAGGCGGGCGTTTCGGCTTGCGGTCCGCCTGGTTGCCTTTCGGCAGGTGCTACAGACCTTCCCTCGCGGAGTGAAGAACTTCTCCGCCCGGTTCTTCGCGCACTTCTCGCACTGGCGGTATCCCTTGCGAGGCTCAGCCACGCCGAAGGGTCGCCTCAAGACGGAGCTGCATCTTCATGTCGTAGAGACCGTCAGCGAGGTCCCGCAGGTAATCGAGCGGAACAACCTGCCAGGTTCGTCCCTGGGCCGTGGGAAGGGAGATCGCGGCGACATGGATTCCGCGTCCCCCGTGCCGAATGAGGTCTCGGGCCAGGCTCCGAAGGTTGAATCGGCGGCGGTCCTTGACCTGAAGGACGACAGCGACCAGGCCCCCGCCGGCCTCCGCGATGTCGTTGGCAGAGATTTCGGGCTGCTCTTCGAGAAGTACATCAACGATCTCCTTCTCGATGGTGTAACCGACGCCCGTGAACTGCTGCTTCATGCGCTTTTCCCTCTACTTCTTAGCTTACGCGCTTCGACCCCTCGAAGCAACTTTTGGGATGTGACTTAAAACTCTTCGTCGATATCGGTAAGGCGCATGTTGGTCCTGTTGAAGTCGTACGAGGAGAACGTCTCACCGCTCGCGTCGACCAGACCTTCACGGTTCTTGACGGCACTCACATGAAGAATGGTGCTGTCCATTCCGTCGACTTCCTTGTGAATAGTGAGGATGAGCGAGGGCACACGGCCGATCTTGCCTTTCACGCCAGAGAGCGGGATGGGCTTCAGCCCGTCGGAGTGCTCGCCGGTCACGTGATGCAGCGACAGGACGTGCGCCTTGGTCTCCCGCGCCATGTCGCTCATGTACTCGCACATGGCTTCCAGGCCGAAGGTGAAGCCCTCCGCGTCTGCCGACGCTCCCCCGTCAACATTCGTGATGTTGTCCACCACGATGAGGTGCGGGTAGCAGCCGAACACCTCGTGATAGGCGGACAGGTCGCGTTCGATGTCCGAGGGCGTAGGCCGGGCGTTGTAGTTGAACCTGACCCACCAGCGCTGACCTAGGGCCGAGTAGTACTCGCCAAAGTCGTCCACGATCAGCTTCTTCTTGATCGTCTTGACGCTCTCGCCGGTGATGATGGCCGTGGCCCTGGAGAGCTGTGTGGCAGCCCCAGAGTCCGCACTGAAGTACAGGCACGGCAGGTTGCCGTACATCGCGAGGTTCAGAGCGAAGAGGCTCTTGCCCGTGCCGGGTCCCGCAGCCACGAGGCTGAATTCGCCTCTACGGAACTCGACTTCGTGGCGCTGTAGGCCCCTGAAGGGGCTGGGAAGCGGCTCGCCGGCCGCCCCCTTCACTCCGACGCTCTGTGCGAGCGAGTACATCAGTCACCCTCCCTTGAGGGGCCGGGTAGCCGACCCCTCGAAACAACTTCTGTGGGTAAAAACAAGCCCGCTCAGCGGGCCTCTTTCCTACTCTCAGCTTACCTCGGGCTTTCCCTCGAAGCAACTTTAGCGACGTGAAAAAGAGCAGGCATGTCTCATGTCACAAAAACGGCAGCCGAAGCCAGGGTTCGCCTTGAATTCCCCACGCTTCACGCCTGCGTCCATGGCCGCATACCTCTCTCCCACCTGTTCATCCGTCACCTCGTCCAGCTTCACGGCTCGGGACAGGTTCCCATTCTTCGCCAGATACCAATCCCCGCGATTCACAGGCACGTTGTAGACCTTCTCGACTGCCACCTTGTACGTCTGAAGCTGGAACTTGGACTTCATGGTGCCGGTCTTGAGGTCCCTCACGCGTATCGAGTCGTCAGGCTCTACAACCAACTGGTCGATGTACCCGCGGACTTGGACGCCTCCGATCTCCACCTTGAAGTACAGCTCCAAGGCGTCCTGACCCGAGGGCGTCATCCAGATGTCCGGCTGCTTCTCCTGGGCCCACTCCACGTACCTGCGCGTGTGCTCCTGGCCCAGGACGTACCTGCGCTCGATGTCCTCGCCACCAGAGCCGTTGGCGGACAGCCACCTGTCCGTGTTCGGTTCCTTGTCGAGAGCCTTGTTCACCAGGGCCGCATATTGGTCGGAGAAGAGCTGTACAGCCTCCTCCGGGCTCATGGTCCGCCCGGACCGTTCTACGGCCTCAGCAGCACTGTGGAAGGCCGTGCCGTGCATCGACCAGGCGGCCGGGACCGGCACAACGCGCTCGATGCGCTGGAGATAGAAGCGCCAGCCGCACTCTTCGTACTGCTGTGTCTGAGAGACGCTTCGGGGCTGAGTGGCGATGTCGGTCAAAGTGCCGCCTTCGGGCAGAGTCGGACATAGGTGTGGTTGGGACTGCTCTTGAAGAGGGGGTGGGGGAAACGGTTCTCCTGTCGCTCGACAGTGATGTCGATGAGGCGGACGCCGTAGTCCTTCCACACTCTTTCTTCAAGGTCGACCAGGTCTTGGATCTCCCGGTTCGACAGGTTGTCCCCGTAGGCGATGTCCCAGTACTCGCCAACCGGGTCAGCGATGCTGTGGATGATCAGCAAATTCTCATCCTGAGTGATCCGCGTACGGATCGTCTTGCTGGACTCGATCTCGTCCAGCACGGCCAACCGGCTTGTCACCTGCATGTCAGGTGAAGCGAGGCTCACCGCGGTAACGACCATGATCACTCCCTAGTTCGGTCGCAACCCGTCCCCTGCGTTGCGATCGCAAGCATGAGCTTATGCCAGCGGAACGTCAGATTCCCTCGAAACAACCGTGTCCTGGATCACTTACTAGCGGTTACACGTTTGTCGCGACCTGCACTGTTACGGACCCGTAATCGAAGCCGTACAACCCTTTGTGAAGAGACCCTTCAGAACCTGTTCGAATCTTGTTCGAACAAACGAAAGGCCCCGCATTGCGGGGCCCTGGCATGAGTTGATCTAGTTGTCCGTTTCGCGAGCGCTTCAAGCCTGAAGTCCACTTCGCGTTTATTGTTTCCTGTCTGGCGGTCCCTCACTGGAGGGGTACGTCAGGGACGCGGAAGAGCTTCAGCTCATCCAGGGGCGGAGCACCCTTCTCCCTCGGGTAGCGGACCACCAGACGGTCATCCCGTGGCTCCCGTGGCTCCCATGAGAAGGGCTGCTCCTTCTCTGGGTCATAGGCCAGGACCACGTTCTTCTCACGCACGCGCTTCTCGAAGTTCAGGGCGTCGCGTCTCTGCCGCATCGACAGCTCCCTGTCCCCGAGCCTGATCCGTAGCCAGAGCCGAAGGGACTGGATCGGGAACATGGCGTGGTGGCTGCCGGCCTCCTGGGTGGCCTGGACCTTCCACACCCTTGCGATCTCCGCGTTGGCATCGTTGGCAAACGGCCTTCGTTCCAACCCGAGCTTCTGGAACCTCTTGTTCACGGCCTGCGGCGTGACCCCGTACCTCTCGGCGATCTCCCGGTTGTTCAACTGACCCAAAGCGAACAACTTGGTCAACTCGGCATCGCTAGGCAGCTTCGTCATCGGGGCCATCCTCGTCTCGGTTTGTTGATCTTGGCGGGAGCATACATA